GCTGTAGGGAGTGTCAGTGCTGTAACAAAGCTAGTAAGGTTAGCATCGTAAGCTTGTACAGTAGAGCCAATGTCTGAATCAACTACTACGTTACTACCACCGTTTTGTAGTGTGCCTGTAAAGTTAGCTGTAGTTGCATCTAATTTAGCGGTATCTGCATCATAAGCCTGTATACCTGCTTCTGCTAGAGTGTTGTTTACCCATTCAGAGCCACTGTACTTAAGTATCTCTCCTGCACCTACAGAAGTAATAGTTACATCTGTTAAAGCACCTACTGAGGAAGCTAAAGCTGATTCCTTAGCAAGAGGAATACCCCCTTGTGTAGAACCATCATGTACGACTACTGTATTCTTTGTTGAATCAATAGTAATTTCGCCAGCAGCACCAGTGAATGAGGAATGCTCACTAGTAGTACCACGGCGGCGTTGAATTTGTGTTGACATTTATAATGCTCCGTAATCTGCCGTTGACGTAGGTGAGTTGTTGATGAAGCCATAATCCCCTACAGTAGCACCTACCACAGCCGCTAACTGTGCAGTACTATTATAGCTATCTTCAGCCTTAGCTGCGTAGTGTAATGCAGAAAAACCAGTAGTAGAACTATCAGAAAGTGTGAACTGGCTATCTTCTGCGTTAATAGCAAGCTTCTGTGCGTCTGCTGCACTAGATGCTGCTGCAGTTGCTGAACCTAGAATGCCATCTACATATGTTTTATTAGTGAGGTCAGAACCTGTAGTTGGTGCACCTGCACCTGTAATCTTGCTGCCACCCATAGCAATAGCACCAGTCATGGTTCCACCCGCTAAAGGTAATCTAGTTGCAATACTACTTGTTAGAGTAGTGTAAACATTGTTATCATCATTGATAGCTGCAGCAATCTCATCTAGCGTATCTAGTGTAGCAGGAGCACCCGCAATCAAGTTAGCTATGGATGTATCTACATAATTCTTTGTTGCCGCCTGTTGTGCACTAGAAGGATCAGTAACGTTATTAAGGGTTGTGTTAGTAAAGTCTGCGCCACCGTTAACTGTTAAGTCACCACCAATAGTAACATTACCTGTAGTAGTGACACTATCTATGTAGCTATCTTTCCAGTAAGCTGACGAGCTACCCAAGTCAAACGAACTATCTGCTGTAGGAATAAGTGCTGTACTAATCTTAGCGTTGACAGCTACAGTCTTAGTGTTAGCATCACCAATGATAGTGTTGCCATCTATAGTGGCGTTATTGTCGAACTTAGCAGCACCTGTTACATCAAGAGTACCAGCTAAGTCAGCATTAGCACCAGTGAATGTTACAGCAGTAGTTGTCCCACTCTTAAGTGTAAGGTTACCTGAGTTACTTGTAAAGGTAGCGTAAGTAGTGCCAGCATCTTTAAGTGCTACATCACCGCCATCAGCATCTAAGTTAATGTTACCAGCTACGTCAAACAGTAAGTTACCAGCAGATACAGTGTAAGTATTGTCTGTAATGGTGGTGTAGTCATTATCACCAATGCTTACTGTATCAATAAATGCTGTACCGTCTACGTACAGGTTCTTATACTCTAAACTAGATGTACCCAAGTCAATATCGTTATCTACTACAGGTACAACAAGACCGTCTTGGAAGCGAACCTGTTCAGTAGAGGTGTTAGATACTTCTACAAATAGACTAAAGCGATTGTCTGCTTGGCTTACTATAAGCTTATTCTTAGCATCTAGGTCAGCGATCAGAGGTACGTAGGAACCTTCATCAGATGAACCATCATGCTTGTGTCCTGTAGTCCCTGTGTTACTTTGTGTAAAAGCATCACGTAGTTTGTTGTACTCTGCGTTGATAGGCGCTGCGCGTACTACAGCGGTAGGTACAATGTCTGCAGTGGATTGGCGTGTATAGCCTGACATGTTTTATTCCTCTCTTAGCGCCTGTCGTTTAGGCCATATGTTAGTGTGATAGCCTGGATAGTGTGACTAGGCTTTGTATTGCTTGCCACGTAACGTACTGAGACAGACTTACCAGAACCAGCAATAGTAGTACGTTCTACAGGGGAAGGGTTACCATCGTATATGTCTGTAGAATCAAACGTAGCCTTGTCATAATATGCAGCAGCACCTGCAGTGGATAAGAAGTAATCTGAACTTAATTCTACTGAAGGATCTCCATAGTCATACTCAACAGCCATAACTACAGAGACTTCTCCCTCAGAGCGCATGTAAGTATCTATGTCATAGAAAGACTTACGAACAGCAGGGTCATCCATGTAGTAGAAGGGTGTCTGGAATAAACTAAAGATGTCTCTACCATCAAAGTCATTACCTACCTCTTGGCGAAATACATACCCGACACTATCTCCATGTATAACAAACTCTTCATCACCAATGTAACCACTGTCTGCACAGTTTACTGATACGCCTACTAACTGACTAAACTCAAACCCTGCACCACCCTGACCACTACGCCTGATAGCGCCAATGATACCAAGTGAGTCTTGGTTAGTAAAGAATAAACGAAACTGTGACTTCTTTTTTATTACTACAGTAGTCATTGTAGCAAGGTCTTCGTTAGCTGTATAATCTTCAAAGATAGACTGAATAGGCTTAGACAATGTAGCCAACTCAATATCACCAATACGGTCAGTACCCGTAACGGGTCTAATGCCATCAGGTGCTAGAAATAGTATCTCACCATTGAACTCTGCTACACTGTCAGCGGCAACACAACCAAGGTTAGAGGTAACTGTTTGTAGTGCGAAGTCAGCAATATTATTACCTACTAAGCGCTTAATGTTATTACGCCCAAAGATATACATCTCATTACGAAAAGTCTTAAGTTGTATAACTTCAAAGCCTACATTGATAACCCCTGCGCCACCTGCAGGAGTCCAATCAGTCTCATTTATTGGGGCACTAAAGTATAAGTTGTAAGGCTCAGAAGGGTCACCAGCTAAGAATAAGTGATTGTTAAATGCTGCAACTAAACTAGGTGCGCTAGGCGCTTGTCCACCGTTAAGTTGAACATACGTTGTACCATCCCAAGTAGAGGCAGGGTTAATACCATCAGCCATAGCAAACTTAGATGCACCCCAGTTAAAGCTCTCAAAGCGTATCTTAGATACACCAGTCATAGTAGGTGAACCTACACTAGTAACAGCTTGCCATCCTTTTACTACAGGAGTGGCCTGTACTGTACCTGTAGCAGTAGATGTACCACCTGTTAAAACATTACCTGTAGCGAATATAGCATCAGGTAGCTTGCCAAAGTTAATTACAAGAGCGTTTGCAGTTTTAGAGATGACTGTTCCTGTAGCAGCTACACCTTCGTCGTTACTTGAGCTAACTACACCTGTTACAGTTTCACCTACTGCAAAGCCTGAACCCTGCCCTGAAGCTAATGTAACATCGTAGTAGTGATTATACCAGTGTAGATAGTTATTACCAGAAGCAGGTTTACGACAGCCAAAGATACCCTGGTTAATATTAGCAGATACATGTACGCCTAACACAGGGCTATTAGCTAATCCTGTAAGCTCACCATAAGAGTTTTTGTAACCTGATATACGTCTATACCCACCATTCAAGGCAGGCTCATAGTTGATAAGACGCAGTGCTGAACCTGCCATCTGACCACCCTGTGTTAAAGGGTCTTGGTTAACTACCAAGCCACCCATACAAGGTGTAGCAAAGGTACGTAGGTTATCAGCCATTAGTTAGTGCCAGTCTGCTTGTTGAAGTATCTGCCAGCTATTACAGAGGATCTAACATATAAAGGTAAGTCAAGAAGTAAACGGCGCATGTTATCCATACCATCCTCAAACTTCTGCTGGTGTAATGAAGCACTCTGTTCGTTAGCACGAAAGCGCATAAGATACATTGTAGCACCATCAACTATCACTGTGTTAAAGCGATCAGGTATTATACATAAATCATTATAAGAAACTAGATCAGTAGGATATGACCAGTAGCGATACTCTAATTCGTATGCATCATCTGGTAGAGGTGTAATACCAAACTTCATGTCCTGTGTCTGGTAAGCAATGTTAGGTGT